ATGACGAACGCCAAGGATCCAATTAAAGAAGTGAACATGGAACTTCGGACGGAAGCGCACAGTAAGGCTATCAATGATGATCTGAACTATCTGTCGTTTAAATGCGGATTTGGTACAGAACGATACAAATTTGACGGAGGAAACATCACGACTGCCACGCAGGTAATATCGGAGAATTCTGATCTGTATTGTTCTATCGTAAAGCATGAGCTCATATTGAGTGACGTACTAAAAGAACTGATCAGAATCATCATTCGCCTGGGAATCGCTGCCAACACTCCGGGACTTAAACTTGATACGGAGATCACGATTGCATTTGATGATTCCATCATTGAAGACAAGAAGAGTGAACGTCAGGATGACAGACAGGATGTTTCGATGGGAGTCATGCGCCTGGAGGAATACCGAGCGAAATGGTATGGCGAGACACTGGAAGAAGCAGCTAAGAAACTTCCAGAACCGGCACTGACGGAGGAGTGATATAGATGACACCAGAAGAACTGGAGAAATTACCAAAGCCGCTGGAGAGGACCATGAGTGCTTTGGAAATGTCCATCATGTCTGAGGTCGCAGAGAGAATCAAAGAGGCCGCGCAGATTACACCTATTACGGACTGGTCTTTGAATCGCTTGAACATGATTGGAGCCAGCAGGAAAAGAATTAAAAAGATGCTCGGCGATGCCATCAAAGAAGCAGAACTGGAAATAGACGATATTTACGAAAAGGCTATCCGATCGGATTACATACGCAATAAAGAGATTTATGATTCTGTTGGGCGTGATTATATTCCGTATGAAGAGAATGTCTGGATGCAGCAGATTGTAGAAGCATGTATGAGGCAGACAAAGGACAGCCTTCGTCCGATGGAGAATCTAACAAAGACAACCGGTTTTAATGTTCCGATGGGAAGCGGAGAGAAAGTATTCACACCGCTGTCGGAGTATCTGGAACGCAGTCTCGATAAAGCGATGCTTGGGATTATGACTGGGGCGAAGACTTACAGCCAGGCGGTTGGTGAGGTCATTGATGAAATGACAGCCAGTGGAGTCCGGGTAGTAGAATATGCTTCCGGCAGATCTGACCGAATCGAGGTGGCGGCACGCAGAGCCTTGATGACGGGTGTGGCTCAGATGACGGATAAGGTCAATGAGAAGAATGCTGAAGAGCTGGGAACCAATTACTGGGAGGTGGACTGGCATATGGGCGCCAGAAACACCGGTACCGGATATCTGAATCATCAAAGCTGGCAGGGAAAAGTGTATAGCGAGGAAGAAATGCGGACTGTTTGTGGAAAAGGTCAGATGCTTGGTTTTGGCGGCATCAACTGTTACCATATCGCGTTTGCTTTTATTCCTGGTGTCAGCAAGCGAAAGTACACGGATGAGTGGCTGGAGGAGCAGAATCGGAAAGAGAATGAGAAAAAGGACTTTAAGGGAAGATGCTATGATACATACGGAGCGCTGCAGCACCAGCGCAGACTGGAACGCACAATCCGGAAACAGAAACAGGACGTAAGTCTTTTGGAAAAAGCCGGAGCAGATACGGACGATATCATAGCAGCGAAGAGTAGGCTGCGACTTACGGACAAGACCTACACTGAATTCTCCAGAGAGATGGGGCTCAGACAGCAGAGAGAACGGTTGAGAATTCCTAAAGACAATATTGTTTCCGCGCCAAAGAATGGTATAATAAAAGCAATCAAGATTCCAAACGATAACGCTCATGTGTCCAATGTTCCAGAAGATATAATGAAAGATATTCAGCGTGGAATCGATGAGATTTTACAAGAATATGATGCAAAGATACACAAGTTTTCGGTAAGAGATGTTAGTGATGAACTGCCGAACACACCGTATTTGACCAGATTTATTGACAATGATGGTATGCGGGAAGTTGAGTTTATAGTTAATAGTGGATATGATTTTTCGGATTTTCGTGAAATCGTTAAGTTGGGGTATGAAACCAAGTACTTTGCTGGGCGTACAGTAAAAGACCACGCAATCCATGAAATGGCGCATGTGATGACCGGGCAACAGTATAAAACGTTCGCTGGTTTTTATGACTTTTATGAGCGGGTTGATAAACAATATGTTCCGGGCGTATCAGGATATGCCGATGCAACGCAGAGTGGTCTTGAGACTTTGGCAGAAGCCTTTGTAAAAATTCGAAATGGTGAAGATGTTCCACCAGCGGCAAAGAAGTTGGTGGAGAGATATATTGAAAGGTGGAGGAAGTGATGATTACTGTGCCGTATTGTCTGAAGTGTGTTCATGTGAGAAGCGGAATGAAATGTGAAGCATATCCCAATGGCATTCCGAGAGACATTTTACTTAGTAAGAAAGAACCAGCAAAACAGTGTAATAAATCGAAAATAGGATATATAGAGAAGAAGGCATCTGAGTGATTAGATGCTTTTCTTATATTCAGAAGTTGCACCAGTGCAACGGGAAGGAGGTAGCATGTGCACAGATTATTCAGATGGCTAAGAGGACTATTCTGTAGAGACCGTTGTAAACATCACTTCCGGAAGCACTGGTTCCGGACTCATGGTCCATACGGTGGCTATGCAAGACGATGCACAGTGTGCGGAAAGGTTGAGTGATCCAGATATCTCCCTGTGGGCAGTGGGGTGAGACTGTCCAAGAATGGTGTAACATGATAACGGTAAAAGCACATAAAAATGGACTGGAAGTAAATGGCCACGCAGGGATAGCACCGTGCGGTCGAGATATTGTATGTGCCGGCGTTTCGGCTATCACATTGACATTACTCCGCGGTTTAGAAGAAATTGCCCGAATGGAAGTGGAGTCTATCTCTGTTAATGGATATGTAAGCGTGGAATGGGAAAAATTAAACGAGGTCGGCAAGGCACTGGTAGATACGTGGTATCTGGGAATGTGCGATATCGCCGATGAATATCAAAATTGTATAAAGTTTATGTAGGCATCCGGGAAGGGTGCTTTTATTATGCCCAAAACGTGAAGGCTTTAAAAGCTCGGGAGCCTGTCGAGGCAAAACGGAGGTAAAGAAAGTGAAGAAAAGATACATGAACTTACAGCTCTTCGCAGACGGCGGCGAGGGCGGCTCTGGTGGACAGGGCGGAAACGCCGGGGCTGGTAACGGCAGTCAGGGAAATGCCGGGAATGCAACTTACAGTTATGCGCAGGCAGAGGAAATTGCCAACGCGAGAGCTGACAGAGCGTCACGCACCGCACTTGCGGATTTCTTTCGTAAACAGGGGATGAACGAGGAGCAGGTCACACAAGCCATCAATGACTTCAAAGCGAAGCAGAAAGAAAATCAGCCGAATGTTTCTGCGATTGAGAAGGAACGCGATGATGCCAGAGCAGAATTGGAAGCCATGAAGAACACTAATCTGTTAAGAGATAAAGGCGTAAAAGCTGATGATCTGGATTATGTGCTTTTCAAAGTGCAGCAGAAGGTGACCGATAAGGTTGATTTTAAAAAGGCGGCAGAAGATTACCTCAAAGAGAATCCAAGATTTACAGGTCAGGGAACTTACCGTGTCTCCACGTCTACGCAGAGTGGTGGTTCTGGTGCAGCTCAGAATACAAATGAAACAATCAACAACGCCATTCGTATGGCAGCAAGAAGATAAGGAGTGTAAAAAGATGAAGAAAAGAATGAATTTACAGCTGTTCGCAACAGATGCAAACATTATTGATAGAACCGGTGCAGCGTCTCTCATTCCGGAAGAGAACGCAAAAGAGATCATTCAGGGCGTAGTCGCGCAGTCTGCGGTACTTCAGAGAGGACGCAAGCTTCCGAACATGTCCAGCAAGACATACAAGATGCCGGTACTTGATATGTTACCGATCGCATACTTCGTAGACGGTGACACTGGTAATAAAAAGACAACAAAACAGGCTTGGGATAAAAAGGTTATCACTGCCGAAGAAATCGCAGTCATTGTACCGATTCCGGAGGCAGTTCTTGATGACTCTGATTATGATATCTGGGCAGAAGTGAAACCGAGAATCATTGAAGCATTTGGTAAAGTGATTGACGGCGCGATTCTGTTTGGCGCAGATAAGCCGACTTCCTGGAGAGATGGTGTCGTTGCAACGGCGACAAGTGCTGGTTCTGTAGTGACTTTAGGTACGGATGATCTTTACGACAAACTTATGGGCGAAAGCGGCGTGATCTCCAAAGTGGAGGAATCTGGTTACTTTGTAAATGGTCATATGGCGGATATTTCCATGAGAGCTAAACTCAGAGGCTTAAAAGATCTGAACGGTCAGCCGATCTTTAAGAGCGATATGCAGTCCGGAACAAGCTATTCCCTGGATGGTTCCCCGATGACCTTCCCGAACAACGGTGCATTTGATAAGTCCCAGGCACTTATGATCTCCGGTGACTTCAGTCAGCTTGTATATGCAATCAGGCAGGATATCACGTTTAAACTGTTCACTGAGGGCGTTGTGCAGAACACAGACGGCACGATTGCATACAACTTAATGCAGAATGACATGGTGGCGCTCCGTGCAGTTATGCGTCTTGGCTGGGAAATCCCGAATCCGGTCAATGCACTTAAGACAGATAAGGCAAAACGCTGTCCGTTTGCAATCTTAAAAGCGTAAGGAGGTAGAAGCCGGTGATCTATGCAGATAGTGCTTTTTATGAAGAAAAATATCTGTTAGGCAGGAAGCCAGTCATCAGCACCGGCTTCCTCTTTTATGCCCGTCAGGCCAGCCAGACCATTGACCAGTACACATTTGGACGTCTGAAAGATACGGCAGAAGCCGATATTCCGGAAAAAGTCAAGATGTGCTGCTGTGAGCTGGCGGAAGCGGAGTTCCGGTCTGAGAAACAGAAGAAAGAAGCTGGTGGTAAGACCTCTGAGAAAATCGGTAGATATGCGGTTACCTTTGGAGGTGCATCGGAATCTGCAAAGGCGGCAGCAGAAGAACGTCGTGCAATTGTTATGAAATGGCTGGCGAACACCGGTCTTTGCTATCAGGGGGTGTGCTGATGTATACAAATGCGGATTGCACATTGTATTTGTACAACAAAGAAAAAGAATGGCCATCAGAGGACCTCTTTCCGTCCCGAAATTTGTTTCCGGGCATTCCACATGATCACGAGGGCAGGGAATGTTATATCAGAGTTCCAGTATACGGCGTGTACTGGGAGGATGTAAGACAGTCAAGTTTCCTTAGGACCGGACAGCGAAACGCAGTTACGGCACTGGTGGTAATTCCAGTGGAAAGTCTCGGCACGAAAATGCGATTCACACAAGGCAAGGACTTGATTGTGAAGGGCGTTGTGGAGGATGAGATTGATTGTACGGACCAGATAACACTATCACGATCTCTGGCGGCATTGAAAGCCTCTTATGATTATCTCACAACCATGAGTGTGGATGAGCGGTTATATGGAAGTGAAAGTGTGCAGCATTATGAATTGTCGTGTAAGTAGTCTGGGGGTGGCTGGATGTTTGATGGAAAACTGGATATTAAAGCCACAGATCTGATGCTCAAAGAACGTGGACTTCAGGACGGTGGACCGGTGCAGCAGACAATCGATACAGAGGTTATGCGGTATATGAGTCCGTATATGCCGCGCAGACAGGCGGGTGAGCTGGAACATCTAATGGTTTTGGCTACTGTAATCGGTTCCGGCCAGATTGATATCCCTGGACCATATGCGCACTATCTCCATGAAGGTATTTTATATGTATCTCCATCGACTGGAAGTGCCTGGGCGAAACGGAATGAAATCAAGATCCCGACCAATAAAGAACTGACGTATGCCGGCGCTCCGATGCGTGGAAAAAAGTTCTTTGATCGTATGAAAGCAGACCACAAAGATGACATTCTGGAAGCTGCGCAGAAGGTGGCGAACCGAGGTGGAAGAAAATGACAATCATTGATTTTATGCGTGAGAAGCTGACGGAATATCCCAAGATCTCAGAGTTTCTGGCTTCCGGAGATATCCATATAGATTTCACAGAACCGGATCCGGAGAGTTATGGTCTTTCCAGTACCGGCGACAAACTCGTATCAGAAGACATCTTGGGAAACCAGATACGTCAGCATAATTTTGTGATGTACGCAGTCGGTCAGTCATTCACGGATTACAACCGTCTTGCCAATAGCAATTTCCTTTTGGAACTTGCCTACTGGCTGGAGCGATTACCAGAGCAGAATGGTATCGCAGTGACCGTGGATGGCGAGGAACTGACCGGCAGATTCATAAAAGCAACCACCGCCAATGCGATGAGCATGGGATGGATGGGAGAAACAGTAAACGATGGATGCATGTATCAGATTCAGATATATGCCCAATACAAAATAGAAAGCGAGGAAATTTGATCATGATGAAAATGAATTTACAGCTTTTTGCTGATGAAGTAACTGGAAGAATCAAACGTAAATTCATGGCACATTACATTGATTCTGCTGTTCCGGGAACAGAGGCAACAGTATATGTTCGCCTAGGTAAAGACCTTGAAGAATTCAATATCGAAATGAATGCTAATGTGGATACAAAGAATAATATTCTCGGCGAGACTTCTGTAAATCTTGACAGTTATCAGCCACAGGCTTCTGCTGAACCGTACTATGCAGAAGTAGGAGATCCGCTGTTTACACGTCTGCAGAAGATCATCGATGAGCGTCAGACCCTTGACGATTTGAAGACAACTGTATTAGAAGTGCATCTCTGGGAAACTTCCGGTGCAGAAGGTTCATTTGTGGCATATAGCGAGGAAGCAATCATTGAGGTTTCTAGTTACGGCGGCGATACAACCGGTTATCAGATTCCGTTTAATGTGCACCACACAGGCAACAGAAAGAAGGGTACCTTCAATGTCACAACAAAGACATTTACACCTGATGCTGCGTAGGAGGTGTCTGAATGCAGAGTCTTAATTTTGATGATGGATTAAAAAGCTTTGCGATCAATGGCGACGAGAGCCGTGTGATCCGTTTTAATCCTGCAGATCCAGATCTGATTATTCGCTACGATAAGGCGAGAAAAAGAATTGCGGGAATCAGTACAGAAAAGCTGTCAGCAGTCAAGCTAGATGGTCGTGGGCAGTTGCTGAATAAAGAAGATGAAGATGGATACGATGAGGCAGTGGAAGCGCTGAAGGAAGTAAACCAGACAATCCGTGAAGCATTGAAAGACCTATTCATTGCAGACGTATATGATATTGTTTTTGCTGGTATGTCACCGTTTGCGGGAGCAACTGATGGACGATTTGTTTTCGAAACATTTATGGAAGCGGTTAAACCAATTCTGGAATCTGGTATTGCAGAATACAGAGCTGCCAGTGAAAAACGTATGGAGAAGTATACGAAAGGATACAAGTAATGATCGGGCGTTTGCCGAAGTCTCTGGAAGTTGGTGGGGAGGAATGGTCCATCCGTACCGACTTCCGGGATATCCTGGTCATTATGGAAGCATGCGCAGATCCGGATCTCAGCGACAGAGAAAAGATGGAAATCATGCTGACTGTTTTGTATGAGGATTTCCGGAATATGCCTGGCAGTCTATACCCAGAGGCAGCAGAGCGCGCCGCATGGTTCATTGACTGCGGCAACGAGCAGGAAGAAGGGAAACGGCCAAAGAGGCTCATGGACTGGAATCAGGATGAAAAGATTCTATTTCCGGCTATCAATAAAGTAGCAGGAAGAGAAGTTCGAACGGCGGAATACATCCACTGGTGGACGTTCATGGGCTATTTTATGGAGATTGAAGAAGGTACGTTTTCGACCGTCCTGACGATACGTCAGAAGAAGGCATCTAAGAAGAAACTCTCAAAGTGGGAACAGGATTTCTACAGAAAAAACAAATCTCTGTGCGACCTTAAGACACGCTATACGAAAGAGGAACAGGCAGAGATTGATTATTGGAATCAGTTGTTGGGCGGGTGAGACCGCTCTTTTTTAATGCAGGAAAAGAGGTGATATCATGGCTGATGGCAGTATTAATTTTGACACAGGGATTGACACGGATGGATTTAAGCGCGATGCGAGAACATTGAAAGAAGCTGCGGATGCCTGTGCTAGATCAGTAGAGAACACTGGAAAGAGGGTTTACGATGCGTTTAATAAATCGAGTAAGGTGACAGCACTGGAAAGCCAGATTTCACAGACAGAATCGAAGATTCAGAGTCTTACGGCGGAGATGGAGCAGATTGGTGCGACTAAAGTGCCGACGGAAGAATACAGAATGCTTTCTGACTTAGTGGACAAGACTCAGATAAAGTTGGATGGTTTGTTGGAACGTCAAGAGAAGATGGAGGCAATGGGAACAAAGAAAAGCTCCTCTTCATGGAAAAATCTTCAATATGACATCGATGCAACATCCAGAAAGCTTGATGTTTATCAAGGAGAATTGCAGGAGACCATAGATAAAGAACGTGCATTTACATCGGGAAAGCAGACGAATGCTTATCAAACGAAAGCAGCTAAATTGGATGAACTAAATGAAAAACTGTACACACAGAAACAAAGGTTGATAGAGATCGTTGAACAAGAATTGGAGAAAGAAGTTAAAATTCCAGTTGAATTTGATCTTGATTCTTTTGAAGGTCAGAAAAGAAAGCTGAAAAGTGAACTAAAAGATTTAGAAAGCCAGGGAATCACATTTGGAGATGCGGATTATGATGAGCATTATGTGGAATTGCAAAAAGTAATTGCTGCAGAAAATGAATATAAGAGATCGCTACTTGAAGTGGATGATGTATTGGAAGAGGTAACAGATGCATCAGACAAACATACAAGGGCTTTAAAAAAAGAGGGAAAGGAAGCCCAGAAGACAGGCAAGAAGATGACCATGCTAGGCATGATTGGTCGTTCTATCCTGATCAGCTTTGCGATGCGTGCGGTTTCTGCTATCGGAACAGCAATTAAAGAAGGATATCAGAATCTGGCACAGTACTCTGACAATGTAAACATCTCCCTGTCAGAATTGCAGTCCTCTCTTCTGTATCTGAAGAACAGTTTCGCAGCAGCTTTTTCGCCTATGCTGAATTACGTAGTTCCTGCGCTGAATGTATTGATTGATACAATCGCGAATGCCGTGTCTTGGATTGGTCAGTTGTTTGCTGCATTGACTGGGAAATCGACCTTTGTGAAGGCCAAGAAAACACAGGAAGATTATGCGGCAAGTTTAAAAAAGACCGGAAGTGTTGCATCGAAAGCAGGAAAAGAGGCGGAACGGTCTACGGCCAGCTTCGACAAGTTGAATGTAATCTCGGAACAGGGGACCAATGGTGGTGGTTCAGGTGGAGCAAGTGCCACAGATTCGTCAGAGATGTTTGAAACGGTGGCAGTCAGTGAAATGGCACTGGCAGCAATGGATAAGATAAAATCGGAAATGAATGAGCTAAAAAGCTTTCTTCAGGAAAACAAGGAAGAAATTCTGGCAATTACCGGAGGTCTGCTTGCGGGGATTGGAGCATATTTCTTGGCGTCAAACTGGGATACGATTGCAGTTGGAGTAATATCTGCTTTTAATGGATTAAAAACAGGAATCTTAGCTGCATTATCCGGAATTTCGCCTGCAGCTTTAGGTATAGCAGCCATAGTAGGAATTGTGGTGGCTGCGATTATTGATCTATGGAACACTTCAGAAGCCTTTCGTGCAACTGTAACGAGAGCATGGGAGCTTATTTCGGGCGCAGCCATAGAAGCTTGGGATACGATATGGAATCTTGGTCTTAAACCATTGGGAAAAGCCTTGGTAGAGCTTGCGAAGGCAATTTATGATTTCTATGAAACAAGTGGATTAAAGAAACTGTTTGAAGTTGTTATTTCTGGAATTGTATCTGTGGCAGGTTATCTGCTTTCTGTTTTGATTTCTGCCATCGGTGCTACTGTGGCAATAATCACTGGTGCGGTGGCAATTATCATTAGACTGATTGCAGATGTTGTCAATACTGTTACATGGCTACTTGAGAATTGGGAAACAGTCTGGAATGCAATTGGAAGTTTTCTACGTACAACGGCAAAATCAGTAATTCAAGCATCATTGAACGTTATCATGATTTCATTTGAAGCTTTTGGAGCGCTGATATCAACGATTATTGGAAGTGCTTTGCTTGTACTGGACGGCTTTTTAAAGTTCCTCCATATTGGCTTCACTCAGGGATGGGATAAAGCATGGCAGAATGTCGGAGATATATTCCGGAATGTATTCAACGGCATTGTGGAAATTGCAGAAAATGCTATCAACTATATCGTAGACAGTCTGAACTCCATGAGTTTTGATGTCCCTGAATGGGTTCCCAAGATTGGCGGTCAGACATTTGGCTTTGACCTGGATCGTGTGCATTTACCGCGTTTGGCATCTGGTACTGTGGTGCCGCCGCGTGCCGGTGAGTTTGCTGCAATTCTCGGTGATAATAACCGCGAGGCTGAGGTGGTATCGCCGATCAGCGCCATGAAGCAGGCGTTTAAAGAGGCAATGTCCGAGATGGGCGGTGGAGAGAGTGAGATACGCCTCATCGTAAATCTGGATGGTCAAGTTGTATATGAAACTGTAGTGAAGAAAAATAGACAGGCGAAGAAGCAGACGGGAAAGAATCCCCTCTTCGTGTAAGGAGGTTTTGATATGGCTTTTCAAGGCTGGCTTATAAAATTTGGGGAAACCGTGCTTCCGAATAAATATCTGGAAAAATATAAAGAGACACCGAATCAGCGTCTGGAGCTCGCGGCTTACCGTGACACAGACGCTCTTTTGCACCGTGAGACCTCACCAAATTACAAAACAAAGATTGTTCTTCCGATTCGCGAACTGTATCTTGGTGAGAAAATCGTGTTGAAAGCAATCGTGGATTCTGGTGTGGTTCTGGAAGCAGAGCGCAAGGTGTCTGTGACTTACTGGAACAGCGAGGAAATGGACTACAAGACCGGTATTTTCTATATGCCGGATATCGAGTATGAAGTGAAGTATGTCAGTGAAGCCAAGCTGAATATGCTTTATGCAGCTTTCCAGATTGAACTGATCGAATACTAGGAGGTGGAACATGAAAATAGATAGCGCTTTGAAAGCACTATACAAAGCAGACAGTGAAAATAAAACACTGTTTCTGGATTTCTACCGACCTGGTGCAAAGGATCCGTTCTTAAGTATTGGCAAAGATGGACGGATCATGAATGATTCCATGAAAATCACCGAAGCCCTCTGCAGTGATGAAAACCTCACCTTCGGCAGCTGTGAGGCGACCCAGTTTGAAATCACACTGATCGATGTGGAAGAGGACCTGAAGGGCGCCATCATGGTCGCATATCAGACTCTGAGTTTTTATACCACAGAGGAATTGTATCCGAATACAGATCTGTACCCATACGAAGGTTTGTATCCGGCTGATAGCGCGGTGGAAATCCCATGTCCGGTTCCTCTCGGCAAGTATATTGTCCAGACTGCAGACCGCGGTACGAACCGGCGGCACAGGAACGTAGTGGCACTGGATTTCATGACACTCTTCGATGTGGATGTGATTGCGTGGTATAACTCCCTGGAGTTCCCGATGCTTCTCCAGGATTTCCGTGCGAGCCTTTGTACATATGTAGGTGTGACGGAATCTGTACCGGTAGATTTTGTGAATGACGACATGATCGTGGAAAAGACCATTGATGCAGCAGAGCTCATGGGACGTGATGTTTTGATCGCCTGTGAGCAGATCAATGGCACGTTCGGTCACTTCGACCGGGACGGAGTTCTTCAGCATATCACCCTGGATAAAACGGCATCAGGTTCCAGCGGATGTGATGAAAACATGGAATCATATCTGTGCATCTCTGAAAGACATGAGGACTACACGGTGAACACCATCGGCAAAGTCCGTATCTTCCAGGAAGAGGGTGACATCGGAACCATCTATGGAGACGGCACGAATTGTTATTCTGTGGAAGGTAATTTTCTTTTGTATGGAAAGAATGCAGCAGAGCTGGAGACCATCGCGGCGAATCTTTATTCCAAAGTTTCAGGACTCTGTTATGTGCCTGTGGAACTTCAGTGTAAGGGTCTTCCGTATCTGGAGGTGGGAGCGTCTCTATGGATTGCCAGAGAGAAGATCTTCACATACCTTATGAAACGTACACTCACAGGTGTATTTGCCCTGAAGGATAATATTACTTCCACTGGCGAGGAGATCCGGAGCATGGACACCAATGTTATGACCGAGATCATTCAACTTAAGGGACGTACGGCAGTCATTAAGAAGAGTGTGGAAGAGGTTTCTGTCAGTGTGACTAATCTGGCCAACAATACGGCGGCACAGTTTAAGATCATGTCGGATGAGATCGGCATGAAGGTGAGTGAGGGCGATGTTACTAATCAGTTGAACTCGGAGCTTAAGATTACCGGAAATGCAATCAATCTGACAACCGGACATTTCACGGTCAACTCCAAGAACCTGACCATCGATGAAAAGGGAAATGCAAACTTTTCCGGAACTGTAACCGGCGCGAGTTTCGAAGGTGGAATCATTGATGTGGGCGTGTTTTATGCAGATGATGAGGATGTCTGGTTTGGAGACTGGTATGTTTCTTCTGGTGGATCTAACATATTCCGGTCGAATGACGGTTCGGTTTCGTTCCAGACTAAAAAGGGTGGACCGTTTGGATCGTATGCGGCTCTGGTACTTTCTGGAGAATCCGGAACCACAACTGTGTCGGATCATCATGTGGAATCAAGATTGATTCAGGCAAATACGATGCATTGTGGTGAACTTTATCCAGAGGATGACTGGTGGGAAGGTTGGAGTCTGACCAAGACAATGAAGTGGCTGGCCCAGAGAATTACGGACTTGGAGGGAAGCGAATAAAGATATGAATGGGAAGAGAAAAGTATTGATCTATGATCGCGACAAGATGCAGAAGGCCGGGCAGCTCCTGAATGTGCTGAAGTTATCTGGTGTGGACAATTTCCGTATAGCATCAGAGCTCTCGTTCATTTTGGACTCCGGCGAGCCGGCGGAGATGGAAGCAAAGAAGGAGGAAAAGAAGGATGTCGTTCATAAGTGATTTTATTAGTGGATTTAAAGAATATGTAACTCAGACATGGAAGAACCGCCCAAGCACGGAGACACCGATGTCTGCGGAGAGACTGAACCATATCGAGGCTGGAATTAAAAGCATCAGTGATGCCATCAAAAACATGGCGTCAGCCATTATGAAAGATATGGCTGATCTGACCATCGGTGCATCGGACTGGAATGCAGCAGAGGGCGAGCCTGGATATGTGCAGAACCGGACGCACTGGGTGGATATTGTATCGAAGAAAGGAACGGTAATAGAGGAGACAAGTGTCAAATTTGTGACCAGTATGGCTTCTGTTTATGGCATAGGAACAGGCAACATCATTGCAGGTAAGCCTTATATTGTATATTGGAATGGAACTCCATATGAGTGTGAGGCATTTATGGGAGGCCAGAGTGTTCTTTTGGGAAATGGTTATCTTGTCAGCACTAGCAGAGAGGATACAGGTGAGCCATTTGGCATAGAAATGTTATCTGAAACATCTGCTTTTGTTATGAAGGCTACATCCGATGCAGAAACGATTACTATAAAAATCGAGACACCGGAAGTAGTGGTGTATCATACGCTTGATCCGAATTTTATTCCGCCTGGATTAGGTGGTGGTGGCGGTGTCACAAGTTGGAATAACCTTGATGATAGACCATTCGGTTCTGAAATCGTTGAACTTTTACCGTCAACAACTCTCACATTTGATGATGGAACGTCACTACTTGAAAGTTCACTTGGTCTTACACATGGCATGAAATGCGAAGTGTACTGGAACGGTGTGAAATACGAATGCGAATCACAACTTTCTGTGACTGAAGGTGTGACAGTTGGTTGTTATATCGGCAATGCTGATGGAACAACCAATGAACCATTTATAATCATAGATGTACTTCCAGAGTTTGTTGAGACGGCTGGTGCACCTTGTGTGATTATAGCTATGGATGGTTCAGAATCCGCAACAGTTTCCATAATCGGAGAAGTTATTACTAAACTTCCAGTCGAATATGCACCAGAGTATGATTTATTTGATTTAACAAGTTACTGTACAGTAAACTATGAGGCCTATATTTCCGATTCTGAAATGGAATACGGTGAAACAGTAATTGTGCCAGAGTTTGCAACAATCGCATCATACATCCGAAAGTATCGAAAAGCCAGATTCAAATTGAATTTGCAAGATGATAATAAGATTTACAATGGATTAGAAGCAGAATTAAACTTTGGTGTTGTAAGCGGTCAGTATTTTGCAACTATGGTTGTTCATGGCGGTGGTCAAATTTATCGTTATTTGACAGCAAAGTTGGTAAATGAAACAGGACAGGATATTCTTGTGATCTATTTCAACCAGAGTGTATAATTTTAGAAGTGATGTTCGGGTGAAAATCACATTTTACATGGACTATTATCCAGACGACAAGACTATTCCGGCGAGCATCAGGCACGGATATTATGAAACACTGAATGAAATCGAATCCGGAACAGAGGAGATTCATACCACTCAGCTTGTTCTATTGAGTACACGTCTCTGGTCCAAAGGATATCGTACATTTGTGCGAGATACGGACGGTGAAATATTTGAAATTCGTCCTGGGGATAACGAGAGGACCAAGCGGGAGCTTCGAGAAGGACACAATATCTGTAAGATGCTTTTGTCTGGAGAATTTACAAAACCTTAATAAAACAAAAAGGACGATTCTTTCTTGGCGGTGAGAAATCGTCCTTTTTAAAATCGCTTTTTTCTAGGTAACAGTATAACACACATGTGGTTGGATGGAAAGGAGCAAAAATACGATGAAAGGAAAAGTTTGTACTATGATCGGTATGATGGGAAGTTTAATTGCGTCATGGCTTGGCGGATGGGATGATGGTCTTGCAACTCTGGTTGCGTTTATGTGTATCGACTACATATCCGGTCTTATTGTGGCCGGAGTATTCCATAAGAGCAATAAGACAAAAAATGGTGCTTTGGAGTCCCTGGCTGGATGGAAAGGCCTCTGCCGAAAAGGTATGACGTTATTGTTTGTATTGATTGCACATCGCCTGGATCTGGCGATTGGAACTACATACAGCATACGAGACGCGGTGATAATTGGCTTTATGGTAAATGAACTGATCTCCATTGTTGAAAATGCAGGTTTGATGGGGGTACCATTGCCGGCAGTGATTACGAAGGCTATTGAAGTACTGACAAAGAAAGCGGAAATGGACAAGTTTAATTAAAAGTTACACCGGTGCAACTCACTGGCCTGGGAAATCTCCCAGGCCTTTTTTGATTTGGAGGGAAGAATATGTCATACGATAGAAATGTTGTAATCGAACTGGCGAAAGCAGAAGAGAATTATCTGGAGAAGAGGGATGGTAATCTGAAATATCTCTATGATAAGACTGCCAATGCGGGCAGTAAGAACTACACCAAATATGGAAAAGAAATGCATGACCTCTATCCAGCGGTCATGGACTATCCGGCAGCATGGTGTGATGCATTTGTGGACTGGTGTTTTATGCAGGCATATGGTGTCAGCAGCGCCAGAGCACTCATCGGAGGCGGGTTTGATGACTATACAGTCGCATCGGCGAATTTGTACAAGAAGAAAAACGCATGGAGACCGGCGGGAACAGCTCCGGAGCCTGGCTGGCAGATCTTCTTTAAGAACAGCACCAGAATCTGCCATACCGGCCTTGTAGTTGGATTCAATCCACTTACCAGAAAGGTACGCACGGCAGAAGGAAATACTTCATCGGCAGCAGGAGTAGTGGCAAACGGCGGCTGCGTACGGATCAAAGAATATTCCGTTGATTATGATCAGATCGCCGGATACGGTGTTCCGGCATACAACGACGGTAACTTTTCATTTACGCCGCATTGGGTGCGTTCCGGAGACAAGTGGTATTACCGTGTGGCTGACAGAGTAAATGCACATGGGTGGAAACTGATTAACCATCACTGGTACTTTTTTGATGAATCCGGAGAGATGCTGAAAGGTTGGCAGCAGATTAATGGTAGACGGTTCTATTTGGAAGAGTCGGGAGATTATGAAGGAGCATGCTGGCATGAATGTGCTGATCGGAGCGGTGCACTGGAACGTTGGTATGTGTAAAAACGAATGTCGATTTTGGTCGATAAATTGTATGTGCTTATCTTTTATGCCAATGATATGATTGAACCTATATAGATATTATAAGGGGAAAGATATCATGGAAGATAATTGCAAAATGGATTATGATAAGGCATGGAAATTGGCTCAGGCATGGAAGTGGTCTGCAATTGGGTGGAGAGTATTAGAGCATTTCTTTGTAGTTGGTGCATTTGCGGCATCTGTTGGTGTGATTTATCTTTCGACTACTGGAAACGACTGTGATGAAATAGTGGTCGGATTATCGGCATTGTCTGCCACATTGACACTTACGGGGTTTGCATGTCATCCATCCGTTGATATGAAAAACTATAGAATGGCTTTTGAGTTATTGAATGCTGCTTTGATATCACAGACAGAAGCAAAGGGAAAATTTAAAAATACTGAAGAGGCATGGAAAGTAATAACCGATGCTATTGTACTTGGAGAAAAATATATCGGAAAGACTTGCGATACTCCGGATTTTGAAAAAGATAAGGTGTGTGATAAATGCAAAAACCAGAAACGAGTTTTTGAGGTGATTATTCGAAAAGAAAATGATATCAATAAATAATTTTGTATACTTACGGTCAAACTTTTATTAGGGGGAAGTATGGAAATTTCTTTAATTGATTTTCTTTAATTGATTTCTTTAATTGATTTTCAAAAAATCTTGTCACAAAGTTATATGAAATATCGTTTTAATATTTGTGGAATTATGTTACAATATGAATAACTAAAAACCAGCCAGTATTTTACCCTATTACTTCCATAATAATAGGGTAAAATGCTTTTATACGCAAAAGCAAAAAGGATGACTCAATGGGGCTCTTGTGAACTCGGCGAGCAGGGAATGAGCCCAATCGAAATTCTGCGATATTTTTACGGAGATGACATCTATATCAACACTGCAGAGCAGATTTCCGGCATTCCGGCCTCGTTCCCTGGGACCAATCTGACGGTGGGAAGCAGTGGCGAGAAGGTTCGTCAGCTTCAGGAACAGCTTGATACGGTGGCATCGATCTATTCAGCAATTCCACGGGTTGCTGTCGATGGAATCTACGGGTCGGGAACACAGCGTGCGGTAGAGGCGTTCCAGTCGATTTTTGGATTGCCGGTTACAGGCGTTGTGGACTTTGCCACCTGGTATAAAATTTCACATATTTATGTGGGAATTACGCGGATCGCAGAATTGAATTGA